CATCTGGAGGTAGTTCAGGTACATCAGGAAGTTCAGGTTCATCAGGAACAAGTGGTAGCTCTGGAACAAGTGGAACATCAGGAACTCCAGATGGTCCTGATGTTGCACTTGGTCCTGCGCTACCACTTGAACCACTTATTCCAGAACTTCCCGATGTACCTGAACTACCTCCAGATGTTCCTGATGTTCCACTTGTTCCAGAGCTACCACTTGTTCCTGATGAACCTGAACTTCCTGATGTACCTGAACTACCACCTGAAGTTCCTGATGTTCCACTTGTTCCTGAGCTACCATTAGTTCCTGATGAACCAGATATCCCACTGGTTCCAGAACTTCCACTTGTACCACTAGTTCCAGAAGAACCTCCTGAAGTTCCTGATGTACCTGAACTTCCAGATGTTCCACTACTTCCACTAGTACCAGAACTACCACTTAGTCCTGAACTACCCGACGTACCGCTTGATCCTCCTGAAGTACCAGATGAACCTGATGTACCTGAGCTTCCTGATGTACCTTTTGTTCCAGAAGTACCTGAACTTCCAGATGTTCCAGAGCTACATCCAGAAGTTCCTGACGTTCCAGAGCTTCCTGATGAACCTGACGTTCCAGAGCTTCCTCCTGAAGTACCACTTGAACCAGAAGAGCCACTTGAACCTGATGTTCCTGATGTGCCGATAGGAGAAGTACCTGAAGAACCTGAACTACCACTGGAACCGGAAACTCCTGATGTACCTGACGAACCCGAAACTCCGCATGAACCGGAAGTCCCACTTGTGCCTGATGTCCCTGAACTACCCGATGACCCAGCACTACCTGAAGTACCGGTCATTCCTGAAGTCCCTGATGTTCCACTTGATCCTGAAGATCCAGCTAATCCATCATGTTCTAAAGTAACATTGATATCATTAATATTTTCCAACGTAACATTAATTTCTGTAGCATCACTAATTGTTACGGTTATATCAGTATCGCTCATACTCCCGTCCCCGCAGTTCCTGGAGTTTTTGTCACTCCATATTCAAGATCAAACTTTCCCTTCATCACAGTTATAAATTCATCATTTAGGCTTGTCGTCACAGAAATATCATAATCATAAACCCCGATATCCAGATTAGCTGTATCTGATGGAACAAGAGATATTTGTGCGCTGCCCGATGTTCCAGATGTCGTATCGGAAAATGAAGTAACTACTTTCTGGAGAGACGCATCAGAATCCGGTAAATCATAATTGGTTTTAAGAGTAAACTTTATTACCCAATTTTTAATATTATAGGGAATACCAGCGGAATTTTTAAAAGTTATTCCATAGGTGTGTGAATTACCCCGGGTAAGTGAAAGTCGTCTATATGCCATTTTGGTTTGTCCTCTTTAGTTTAATTTTACCAACAATATAACCCTACCTATCTACTGGACAATCAAATCCACATCGAATTTGCTGTTATTTCCTCCGGCAGTGGTTCCGGTCTGGGTTGCGATTATTTTAATAAAAGGCATTACTTCCGGCTCAAAGGTAAGGATATCTCTTCCGGCAGTGCCGAAAGTGCCGATGGCTACTGCTTTTGATGGAGTGACAAAAGTTCCATCTTCCAACGCGCATCCGGAATAGGTAAACAATGTGGTTCCGCAAGTAGACGCCGTGCCACTCATTATATTAGTAGCTAAGGCAAAATAACCGTTATTGGCTATATGCCTGAGATCTATTTTATCTGACACGCAAGATGTTCCGGAATTTAAATTTTGATTTTTAAAAACTGATATGGTTGTTATCTTAGCCATAATATCCTCCAGCGTTGTTTAGGTGCCGCTCACCTTTTTTGTATCCGGATATACAGAGGAAAATATCCGAAGATGTTAATAATGGGAGAAGGTATCGGTTACTCCTCCCCGATAAATTTCAATGACTGCTCCGTTAATCGTTTAACTAACTAAAACAGACGAATTTCAAGGGTAAACTATGTAGACGTTCCCGATGTCCCCGATGTTCCGGATGTTCCAGACGTTCCGGATGTTCCAGAGCCAGCCGAAGTTGCATACATGGCAGTCCCGGCATACGAAGCAGTTGTTGCCACCATTCCAATACTGGAAAGAACTTGTGTCGACCCGTTCTTAAGATCTTCGATAAGTTTTTTAAGTTTTAAAATAGCCATTTTTAAAAGTACTCCTTTATTTATTATTAAACTTCAAATTCCTAACTTCCAAATTCCCGGTCTCTCATTCTCCCCATCATAGGAATTGTTTTTCTCATGCGGTCGGAATAAGCGTCGGGAAGCGGCCCGAATTTCATCGTAAAACTATCTTCATACTGTTTGGCCAAAACAAAATTTAAGGCATCGGCGTCCGGTTTGGAATAAGCCAGTTTCGCCGCCCAATCACATAAATCAATATGATATTTCTCGTCTATTTCCGGAGATGTCTGCATGGTAAATGAGATTAACGGAAGGCGAGACACAACCAAATAAGCGGTGTCATCGGATGATGGAGAAAGAAGAAAAGTAATGGTATTCCCCGGCTCGTTGAGAAACGCCGATGGATATCCACCGCTGCCCGCCGTTCCCACCGTTCCATTAGTTCCCCACCAGAAGAATTCTTCATCAACCTGGGGATAAGTTAACGGGCCACGAAGAGGGTAAGTCATGGATTTCAATTGGCAACGTTTTATTTGTAGTATTTTGGGGCTAAGTTGATACACGGCCTGATCAGCAAGAACAGAAAGAACGCAAAGCGATTTTTGCCCCGCCGTGGAAGCTGTTGCCGCGGTTCCGGAATCATTAGAAGTAGTCGCATCGATGATCAAATGAGCGCGCCTGCATGCCTGAACTTCAGCATAATTAAGAAAACGTAGAAGTTCCGTGTCCGGCCACAGGTAGGGTATGGACATATCATCCAATACACTTTCTCTTAAATGGGCGATTAATTCTCTTCCTGTCATTCTTTATTCCTTCTTTACTCCATGGCCGGAACTTCTTTCTTACCAACCTCTTCTTCCTTGCCAACATCCTCTTTAATCAGGATATAAGTTATTCTCGGCATGTCTCTTCCGTGAGATTTATAACTTCCATCCGGATTTTGAATCTGGATAGTGTCGGTTCTAATCCGGGTATCAATCATCTTACGAATTGGCCGCGGGATATCTATTTCTTCTCCCGGTTTGATTAAATAAGCAAATCCGTTAAGAGACACAAAAGCTCCCTCTGACGGAATATCGGGAGTCTGGTTAACAATAATACGATCGCGAACATGACCTTCCGGGCCGGTAAAATACTTTTCCGGATTCTTTTTCATATCCAGTTCTAACTTTTTAGCCGCAGTTAATTCTTCCGCTCTTTCTTCTCTTGACGTAGCCATAGTAACAATTCCCTCCATTTGTATAAGTTTTGGCAACATCCTGTACTTTCTTTTCCTGACGTAGCCATAGTAACAAATTCCATATCTAATCTAATCTAATCTACAATAGTAGAAATTAAACTCCATTAATGGAGGAGAGTAAAAACCCTCCTCCGGTTTCCGGTTAACTTAACCGGTTAACTTATGATTCTGCCTTAAACGGTTCCTGATACGGCATATGAACAAGCTGGGAAAAAGTGCATGTGCCCATTGTTCCGGCACCGCCAACACTGAAGTTTGCGCCTGTTCCCGCCGGACCTTGCAACAACATAGAGGCCAAAGCCACACAGTTATCGGGAAGATCGGGAAGTTTACATTCCGCAGCGGCCAATGTCGCGGTGGCATAATCATCTTTCTTAACGATATTGCCCGGGCCGCAGACACGAGCTGTTCCGTCAGTACCGCCATAGATAAGGAATTTGCAGCAACAATTTGTTCCCATTGTTCCCATGCCGGTCTGAATATTGTCGCCCGAATAAGCTCCTGTGCCGAGATTGATATTATCAGTCGCGACAATTGTGTAAAGAGAGCCATTGATGGAAGCGAATACAGGATTATTGGTGCAAACACCTGTTGCAGCCGTTCCCGCGCTTGCAGCCGTTCCGGCCACTCCGTTGGTTCCGGAGACCACTCTATTCACAATGCCCTGAATTGTCCTGCGAATGGTGTCATCAAAGAAAGCCATATTAGCTTTCCTTTTAGCGTTTTCAGCGCTGATTTTAGGATCATCAAATTTTGCGTAAGCCATAATATTACTCCTTTAAATTATGAGTTGAGTTGTCCCGGTCGTGAGTTCAATTACCGCGTTCGCCGGGATGTTCAACGCGGTTGGTATTTACAATTCTCAAGCCAACTCTTGCTTAGAACTGTAAAAAAAAACAAAACACCATTTTTTAGGACGTACATGCAACTTCGGCGACCGCCATCCATGCGTCATTTAAAATTACCGTTGTCTGCATGGTTTTCCATCCTACGGAACCTCGCTGGGCCAATGGATCAGCGATACTCGGAGTCAGATTAACCACCATCGGAGTAATCGCGTACTGGCCTTTAAGCGCGATGAATCCGTAAGCATCCTTGCCGAAATACATAACCGGATACACATCAGCGTTCCCGCCGGTTGCTATCATAGTCGAAGTTGCAGCTCCGGCTCCAACATAGGGAGTGAAGATTGTGGATTTGAGATAACGAACATCTTCACAAGCTCCGATTTCAGTTTCCCACGGACTGACTTTTCCGTAATCGGCCACCGAAGTAAATCCCGTAAGACTTCGGATATCAGAAGTAAGATCAACGTGAGTCACCCCGGCATAGGCTGGCAGAATGGATTCCGTGTTAAACGATGGAGTAGACTTTACAATACTGGTTACAAATCCAGCTTCCTGACGTTCCAGTGCGCGGACAATCCGACGCTGGTCGGCGCGCGAAATAGCCGCTGCCACTAATGCTCTGCTGGCAACTGAATTCGCATAGAAAACATTACTACATGCCTTAAGCACATTGTAACGCAATGTTTCAACTGTCTTTGCCGCCTGTTCGCCGATAACCGCCACAGCTTCCTGAAGAACAGGGTCTTCATGGGTATCTGCTATAACATCAGTAATGCCGACTAAGCCGCCGAATTGACTTAAAGCTGCTGTAATATCTGTTGCGGTCATTTTATCGGCCACAGGAGTTACGCCTTCAGTTAATGCCGTTGTGCGAAGGCCCAGACTATTATAACGTCTGAATTTCATCGACTGGGTCTTATTCGCGGGTAAACTTTTAGCTTGCATTATTGTTACGGATTTCTCCGGTTTGTTATTTCTAACAAACTCCCGGTATTGCTACTGGGTTCAGACTATATCTTGGCTCACTATATTGATTGCGAGTCGTCCCAATTATTGAACGATAAGAATTGTAACATTTGCGACAAAATCTTCCACGGCGATCATCATTACGCAAGGTAAATGCTTTAATAATTTTCTCTCCGCATATTTCGCATTTGCATTCTATCGGATCACCAAATTCTCTTAATGTTTTTCCATCATCCTTAATTTTATATTCCATTGAAGGATGAATAAAATCTTTAATTATGCTAAAAAACTTTTCTCTGTCTTTTCTGCGAAGTCTCAACATTAAATATTTTGCATTGAGATGGTTGGCGCGAAATTCAAGTTGAAATTTATCAGCTAAAGATTTTGTCATTATTTCATGCTCTGCCACATTAAAACAATTGGTTTCCAACATAGGAGTTAAATAATTTTCATGGTTTTTGAGATGTCCATCGTCTTGATACCAAATAGCAAGACCTAATGGAGTTAAGGAATTCATCAGAAAATGATCTATCGTTTTTCTTCCATTATGATAAAATCTTTTCCAGAGGTGAGTATAAAGAGGATGAGTTTTTGATAATACTCTTACCTTCTCATACTCTTTTCCTTTAACCGTAATAACACCTTCAGTCACTCGAACATCCGTCAACTGCCCAAGAATATCAGATTTCCAAACAGCATAATCTTTTTGCTTTTTGCTGTGAGCAAAATCCATATGGGCATTTGTTGATCTTCCACTTAAATTGAGATGTCCGTCTCCTAAAACCATTCCTATTATTGCTCCCTTTAATTCTTCTTCGTTCATAGTCGTTACACCTTCCGTTACGGATTGGCTCGGTATTGTCCCAAAAAATTAGTTGGGATGTTCACCGACTTTAAGGACTTTTAATTCGGCCAAACTATCGTCTACCGAATTTTTCCAGGCACAGATACGGCATGGCTCTTTTTAACAACTCAACTGCAACAAATCCGGCAGTCCTAGGAGTTATATTACCATACGTAGTTAAATTCATTATAATTTCTCCTTATTTTTATTTATATTTATTACTCGCCTCATCAAACGCTCCCTCGAAATCATCAGAAGGTTTAAGATTTGGATTTATTGCGCCGCGTTTACTTTGCGGGGGAGTTAAGGTTGCTTTGCGATCTTTTTTGGCCTTGTCCATTTCCACAACATTATCCGGAGGCGGATTGGTTGTTTGAATATTATTCTCTTTATAAAAATCATCCAAAAGAGAAATAGATTCCTGGGTATTTCCCGATTTGTAAACTTCCAGCATTCCCTTTTGGAGATATGCCGGTTTAGTTTGTATCCATTCAATTATTTTATCATTTTCGAGATAAAATTTATAATCAGGATGAGCTTCTTCAATAGCGCCGAAATGGGCGTTAACAGCATCTTCCTCCTTTTCTTTTGTTGTTTTTTCAACAAACTCTGTGGTCGGCTTTAACTGACTCTGGAATTCGGCGCGAGTTTCTGCAAGTTTCACCTCGAATCCTTCATTCAGTATTTTATACAACTCTTTTATTGCCTTGTTAAGTTTAAGATTTTCTACTTTAGAAACCAATCCAAATTCTTCATCGTACTCTTTTAACATGGTCTTTTCTTCATCACTGAGATTAAGATTTTTTAAAAGAGCGTCAACATCCAGTTCGGTTTCTACTTTTTTATTTTTATCATCAACAGGAAGAGAATCGGGAGGTTTTTTGAGTTTCTCTATCTCTGCCTGGTATTCCGCTTCTTTGGCTTTGAACTCGGTTTCTCTGGATTTAATTATCCCATTGAGACTTTTCCATTTTTGCTCATAGTCTTCTGCTGGAAGAGAATCTGTTTCTTTATCATTAACCGGAGACGGTTCTGCCACTTTTCCTGGAGGCGGTTTCGTATTGATTTTTTTTAGATCATCTGTGCCGGTTATGCCGGAAGCAACAGTTCCGCCATCATCTTTCCCCTCTGCTTCGTTAAACGCTTCATCAAACACTTCATTAAACGCTTCATCCTGTTGTGACATATCCGCAACAGTTTTTTCATCCGGTTTTTTTTTCATAAAAATTTCCCTCTCATTTTTGTAAATAAAAAAAGGTTGACAGAAGGGAAACTTAATCCCTAAATGTCAACCTTTTTTCTCGTATATTACTTAAGACTTAGGCTTTCGCTAATTTGGACTCCAAAATTCTCTTAATTCCCTGAGCTAATTTACAGAGTTCAATAGCTTCCTGTTTCGATAACTTTACTTCGCCATCCTCCCTGTTCCCCTCTTTTGGTTGATGGTTAAAAGTTGCTGAATCTCGTCTCAAATCTTTTTTTAAAACACATTTATGCATTTACGATTACCATATGCCACAATTTTATTTTACTGTCAAACAATTTTTTAGTTGGACTATGACATTAACCTGTGATATTACCATTCATCATCACCGGTACCTGCGAGTTTCCCCTGACCATTGTATCTTTTAACTCCAGGTATGCGGCAATTTTTCCCTGATTGTACTTGAGTTCTGATTCCTGAGCGACATCATTCCGGATTCTGATCATTTCAATGTAGAAATCCAGAAGGGCAATTACAGCGTCCATTGGAGGTGTACGGTTGAACCCATTGACTGCTGCGACTAATTCAGCTTTTTTACGCATTTCTTCCTGCATTTATTTTTCTCCTTTTTTAACTGATTTTGTTTTTGGCTGGCTCATTGTTTTTTCCTTCATTTTTATGTTATGCTTTGCTGTTTCCCTTTTAATATCCATAGCAGTTTTGTGTTCTAAAATCTTTCCGGCCATTTCTACGGCATGTTTTTGGTCTTGACGTTCCATATCCTTAGCCATGGATACCTTGTCCATATTGTATTTGTCAACAGTCAAGGCAGTTTTTGTTCTCTGATCATCAATTTTGGCCTGTTCCTCCTCTAGTCTTGCTGTTTTCATTTCAGGCGACTCATTTTCCGGAATTTCAGGTAAAGTTTCAGCTAATTTATTGGATTCGATATTCTTTCCTTTCGCTTTTGCAAGATTGGTCATGGCTTGAGCCTTATTTTTAGCAATATCAGATTTTAACATTTCTTTTTCCAGTATAGCCATTTCAGAATTAGACTGTTGCTCGCGAATCTTGTCGGCTTCTTCCTCTGTTTTCAGATTAATATTGAGATCGTGGACTTTTAAACGCTCAGCTAACAATTCCCTGCGTGGAATGTAGATTAAATCTTCAGGACTGAGGGTTGACATAAACTGATTTATTGACTGCATACGGATTTCTTTCATAATAAGAGAAGATACTCCACGCGCTTTGACACTGTAATCACCTTTTATTTCCGGTCGGGGATTGAATTCCATATTCCAGGCGTAAAGATCCTGAATAATGTGCTCGGTAAACATATCGAAGTTCTTTACTATGTCTTTTATGCTTATGGTTATAGTTGCCATGCGACCGGAAGCGGCCTGCGCGGTTTCGTTGTTGACCATCTGACCGGCCAGCCAGGTTGGAAGAGTGGTTTCAATATCGGCAAACTCCATGAAGAACTTGGAAATTGATATAAGTTCCGGGATGTGGGACTCGAAACTAAGATTGCGGATAGCCGGGTACTGAGATTCAATGCCCCGCCCTTCTCTATACCATATTTTCCGGGGATAAACAGAAGACATGTCCTGTCCGGAAGTAAGAAGCGACCAGTTGACTTCCAATTGAGGGCCACTGCATACACTGCCGTTATCCAATACCATACGGGCGGAAGATGCTACGGCAATCTGGCTGTGCCGCATAACTCTGGCCAACCCTTCTCCATACAGACTGGTTTCATCTTTTTCGTAATAAAACAGTTTGTAGCGGTTAAGAGCTCCTTCAAACAAACTGGCCTTTATAATTGTTTTTCCTATTATCCAGACATTTGCGGCATATTCTAATGTCGGGTCTGGAACATCAACTCCGCACGCTTCAAGGTCGGAACCGTCTATGTATCCCCAATATTCAAGAACTTCATATTTCTTGCCGATTTGACGGTTGGAGGCGCGGCTGGTATTATTAATCGCAGTATAGGATGTTGTTGTGGCAGTGCTTTTAGCGCCAGCTTCCATTTCAATTGTCTGAAGCTGGATTTCCCAATTCTTTGCGGTATAATTACCATTGGGATGTTCTGATAAGAACTTTTCTATAATATCGCTGTAATAATCTTCCCGGATAATAAGATCGCGGATATCATGTTTGGACATTATATGACGCTCGAAACTTCCCTCTATCATGGAAAGTTCGGTAATGGTCATATCCGGGTACCAATCCCAAATACGGATAGCTTCAAAATAAGGCATATCTTCAGTTTCTCTGGATTCCTGATAATCACCCCGGGCGTTTGGTTCCCATTTATGTTTAGTACGTTTGTTAATCATGGGACCCTTCATAATGCCGGTTCCGTAAAGCAAACCTGATTTAAGAACTTTTTTGGTTTCTTCAGGATAATCCATTTCAAGCAACTGGTCATCAATTACCCTGGACATGGATTCGCAGGTGGCATCAGTAAAAGCTTTAATAGCAAGTCGGACATCTTCTATGGATGGAAACTCGACGGGAGGCTGCTGTCCGGGCATAGATCCGGACTGGCCTTGCTGTATAGCCATTTGCGCTTCCATTTGCGCTTCCATCATTTTTTGTTGAAGCAAACTCTGAATTATTCTTTCAATTATCTCCGAAGAAACTTTGGGATCCGGGGTCGGTTTGATTTCAAAGTTTTTATCATTTTCAGGGAACAGCATTTCGTGAAGCCGGGAGAGGACAATGTTGACTTTTGAGCGCGTTAGTTTGGGGTACACTTTGGAAGCATTGGCGGATATTTTTATATCGGGGTCGTATAGACCTTTGTATGCGCGCAAATCTTCCAGCCATTGTTGTTCTTTGGCAAACCGGAAACCTTCGTTGGTCAGGAACTGGTTATAGAGGCGCGCGCCTAATGATACCATTACTTCTGAATTACGTTTTGATTCCTGAAACTCTGATTTTATATTATCCATTGATTTTCTCCTGAATTTTATATCAATTGTTTTAAATTGTAGTGACTAAATTTTACACAAAATCAATTGTTCAATACCCTCCGATTGAATTAACCGGTTTATAGTCTGTCAGGTTAACCCTTGAACTTAAATCCTTCCAACGCTTATCATGGACATCTTTTTCAGCGATAAACATACAAAGATACTGTAAGGCATCACAGATATGGCTCGAGAAGTTCTTCACAGGCATAATTTTGTATTCTTCGCCTAAGCTTCTTGGCTCTTTTTCATAATGATATCCACCGTTCATAGCTTTGCGGAGATAATAGCAATTGGGGGAAAGGATAAAAGAAGGCTCTCCGGCATACATTTTATTCAGGAAATTTTCCACAGCCGCAACTCTGGGAAGGATAGCGTTAGTCGGTGCAGGAGTAACATTACGCAGACCAATTTCCGGGCTTTGGAGAATTTCAAAACAGGTTGATTCATCTGTTGGCGCCCTAGAAACTCCTGAAGGATCACCGAATCCCACGACATTCATACCGAAATATTTAAGACGTAATAGCGGAAGAAGTTGATTTTCGCAGAATTGGCGCAATCCCATGCCATCGGAAACTAATTCATCAAGGATGCGGAGTTGACCGAGAGGAGTTATCTGGGCGATTACGCAACTCGGAGAATTCCCATTCCAACTTGGCGTTAATTTTCTACGAATATACAAAGTACCATTAGGAACAGTCAGGCAATATACTTTTCCAGAATAATAAATTTTAGAAAAATGGTTTTTTGCTAATTCTGAAACTTTCGCTCGTTTTTTAAATGTTATACAATAACCACCTTCGTTATGAATTATTCTACCTTTCCCATTTTCAAATATCGTTGAATCTTGAGGCTTTACTATTCGTATTTTTGCATACCATCCAACTTTTAATGCCAACTCCTGTAAATCATCAGCCATTATTTTTGATATAGTAAATATAGTATGCTCAATTGAACCATTTCTTCTTATTCTAATATGCCCATCTCCGTGAGTATAAACCATAATAAATGATTCAATATCCTCAATGCACATATTCTTTATATCTAAAGGAATATATTTTTCACCAGCGTGTCCGAACTGTTTTAAATAATTATTTAATATTTTATTGGAGCAACGCCAAACGTTTTTTCTTCTTAACCAGACAAGTTTTGTATCATCTAAGATATTCTGAAACATTTTATCTTGCTTGTTTTGGGCAATACTAATTCTACTATTTACTCTATCGCAACATCCCTCACTTAAATATAAAGCCATAAATTTAGCAAATACACTTGATTCCCATTTCAACGGACCAAATAAACCTTTTGAGTTCCCATCCCATTTGGCTCTAAGATCAACAGCATAATGCTTTGATGTATTTTCAAATAAATATTTAGCGGTAACCCTATGCTCTCCTTTATAAATCAATCCATCATACCCATATCTTTTTCGACAAGGAATTATATGTTCTGGAGTTACACAAAAATTTACATTTTGATTTTCGTAAAGATACATATCTCCATCATGTTCTCGTACTATACGTTTACTTGGTTTTTGATATTCAATTACATTTGTATCAAAATTCTTTGTCATTACTAAATCTTTATCGGTAACCTCTTTAAAAAACTTCCATCCTACTTTTGTTAGAACTTCTGTTTGATCGTCATAGCAAAGTCCAAAGTCAAATCCCGTCAACACGTCCAGCCCCTTTTGCGGCTCAAGTTGATGGGACGCGACATGGATATTGTCCTTAAATGACTGGAATACCGGTTTCCCATTGACGAGGTACCCATACTGTCCGTCAATATAAATACGTTTATACATTTCATCCTTGCCTTT